TGCCTGGGCAATGGTCGGATGCTCGACGATGCCTACCTCGACCACGTCGACATTGCGGTAGAAGCAATACGCCGTGCGCGCTTCCGCCTCGGTCTCGGTGCCGGCAATCATCGCCGCGGATTTGAACGTCTCGATCGCCTTGCCTGTGATCCGCTCCAGCAGGAGCTCGGCGAGCAGGTTGGCGCGCGATGTGCTATAGCCGGTCTTGGTCTTGCGCATCACGTCGGCAAGGCGCGATGCAGTTACCCGTCCGAGTCTGTACGATTTCCATTCATCGCTCCCCTGAGCGCATTCGATTATCTTCATGCTCTCCCCCTCAGTATTGGATTGAAATCGCCGGCACCTTCTTCCCAGCAATCAGCTTGATCACTAGCTTCGCCGACTCTTCGCCGATCCCGTGCTCGACCAGGACGGCCAGCGCCGCCCGGTTGATCGCAGCTTTGTGCTTAGTATCGGCTTCGCGCTTGGCCTGGGCGGCACGCTCGGCGGCAGCTGCAGCCTCGTGCTCGGCCTTGATCTTGGCCGCCATGTCGACGGCACGCTGCTCTGCTGCTGCAATCGCCGCTTTGTGCTCGGCATCCTTGCGGGCGGCTTCAGCGGCGGCCAGCTTCGCGGCATTGGCTACCCGCTCGCGCTCGACACGGGCGTCGTTCTCAGCCTCGAGGCGGGCAGCGTCGGCCGCCTCCTTCTTGATCTTCTCGATCCGGTCAGCCTCGGCGCGTGCGGCTGCTTCCTTGCGCAGCCGCACGAGCTCGGCCTGCTCGGCTTCGTACTGCTCACGGGCAACGATGGCCGGCTGCAGCGCAGTAACCGCCGTCTCCTTGGCGATTGCATACTCAGCTTCAAACTCCTCGCAGGCTGGGCCGATAACCACGGCCGCGACCGTCGCCAACATCTTACGCAGATCGTTGGCCGAAACATTCGGCAGCCTGGCACTGGCTGCCAGATCGCCGATCTCCGCAATCTTGTTGACATGCGCGTTGGTACGGGCGTCCTCGATCGTCTCCCAATCTGTCAGCGGCTGCCTGACTTCATCTTTCCATGCGTCGAGCGTGTCGCGGATCTTGCGCCGGGTGGCGTCGATCTTCTTCGGGACTTCCTTTTGCTCGTCGGCCAGACGTTTGCCGACCGCCTCGAGCGCGGTCTTGCTCTGCGCCACCTTGTGCGCGATCGAGGCGATTGCCCGCCGGCCTGATGCCGTCGACACGTCTGGAACAAACGCATCGATCTCGCGCTTGACGCGCGCCAGGATCGGGTCGATTGCGGTCGCACTGGTGAATACCGCCAGCGCGTTCTGCGGCGGAATCTCGACCAGATCAGCGAATGTCGTGGCTCTCTCCAGCACTTCGCTCATCGGCGCGCCCCCTTGGCTTGCAGAGCCCTCTTGGCCTTGTCGAATTGATCGGCCGGAATGTCGGACAGTTTCTCGCAGCCAAGAAAGTTGCAGAACCGTTTCTCGTCCGCCTCGACCGACAGAATGATGTCGCGAAGCTCGACGACTTGCGCATCGGTGATCGTAGGCTTATCGCCGGCCTTCTTGCCGTCGTCGTCAGACGACGAGGCAAGTCCCAGCGCCAGCTTCAGCGTGTAGCGCTGCAGATACGTGGCGCTGCTGCCGATCGCCTGGATGTCGTTCTTGTTGCCGCTGTGATCGTCACTGGCCTGCAGCGTTGTTTCCTCGGCGTGGCCGGATGTGTGCGACAGGATGCAGGTAACCGTCAGTTTGCCACCAGATTGGCTCGATCGGTAGCGATAGGACAGGCCGTGTTGTGACAGCACCGGATCGACGACGCGGGCGATCTCGGCAAAGTCCTCGTGGCGGTACGTTGTACGCCCCTTGGCACCAGTGAAATCGACCGTCTTGTTTTTGAAGATCGGCGGGATATCAGATTTCGCGGCAGCAACCGCCGCGTTGAACTTCTTGCGCGACTCGGCGGCGTCGAGCCGCTCCTTCATCGCTAGAAATCGCTCGAACTTGTCAACGTCAGTGCTCGGATTAGTCACCATCCGTTCTAGCATCGAGATCATAGCGGCGCTTTCCGACATTGGCTCAGATGTAGCCGGTGCCGCGTCCTGCTTGCGAACGATCTTTGTCATCGACGATCCCTCCTGCGATAGCCTTCGATGTCATAGACGTTGTCGGGCTCGTCCTGGTCATGGCGCTCGGTAGCCGTCCAGAACAGCCACCCAGCGATTGCCAGACCGACCAGGGCAGCGACGCCCCATAGGGCGAACAGGTCGCGCATATATTCGTTCACGCGGCCCTCGCTTTCTTGTTGGCCTTGGCCAACTTGTGCTCACGCTCAACGGTGCGGACGATCCTGGCATGAGCGCGAAACACGTCTTTGCATGCTGCGATCATTGCCTCGGTGTCGCGGCGCAGGACTTCCGGGACGATGTCCTCTGGCGACGCCTCGACGTGGTTGGCGAGCTCGACTAGAACGAACGCGGTGTCTTGCAACCAGGAGAGCAGGCCGAGCCGCGTATGGGCGCTGGCGTCAATATTGGGAGGCATCAGAGCACTCCAGCATTAGCCGCATCGAGCTTGCGCTCGGCAGCGTTGCAGCGGGCAGTGTCGGCTGCGTCCATCATGTAGAGTGCCCACTGCTCGTCGATGTCGTCGGAGCACTTGTCGAGCAGGTCGCGCAGCAGGACGTCGTAGAACCCGTGATTCTCGGGAACCTCTACCCACGCGTCCTCGAAGTCGTCCTCGCCGTAGCCGTTCACGGTGTCGCGCAGGCCGGCAGCCTCGATCCGGCCGACCGTCCATTCGCCGTCAGTCCAGGGGTCGGCAATGATTTCCGCGCGAATGGCCACCACGTACAAAGTAACGTCACGGATACGCATCTCGAATGTGTGCGAATAGAGTTCCATGTTCTCGCCCTTGTTGAGGTGTTAGATTTGGCGGCGAGGCACCCACGATTGCCTCGCCGCCACCCACGCGCACACAGACGCTCCCCTCACCACACGCGACGGCCTGTACGCTCCCCAAGCGAGCCGCCGCGCGATTCCGTGCACCAGCCGACCGGAGAGTTCGCTTGGCGTCGGGGCCAAGGGGACCGCCCGCATGGTGGCGCGAGCAAATCGGCTGGTGCTGGAATAGGTATATACCTCAGAGGTACATCTTTGCAAGAGGGGCCTTAAAGGTTTATTCACTGCGACAATCTGTCAGGTGCAGAAAGTGGACCGCGGTGGGGGGGGGCGATAATACTGGCTGAATGCCTGGACCGGCACGGCGGGGGCTGGATGGTCGGGCGGATTGAACGATGTTTTTGTAGGTGTTCTCATGCAATATCGAGTTGCACGTTATGAATATGCTTGGGTTCGAGTTGATTGGGTCTCGGTCGTGTTCTACCCGACCGTCCTGGTGACGGCACTGACGATCGTCGGCTATATCCTGAAGTCGAACGGCATCATCGGCGGCTGGTACGCCGGCATCTACGTCGCGCTCGCCGCGACGATAGCCAATCGCGTGTGCGTCCGGGCGGGGCTGCTGGCCGCGGCGCTGTCGGTGCTGCAGCACGACTTCGTATTCATGACGCCGTGGCGGTTCGATTGGCCCACCGCTGAGCTCGCCATGACTTACGGCGCCGCGTTCGTTGTGGCCTATGCCGTGGGGCGGCGGGTGCCGATGGTCAAGTCGCCGCCAACCGACCGCGGCCAGCAGATCGAAACGATGCCGTTCACATCGTCCGGTAAATCTGACGACGGTTCAACTATGCTGCGGTCATTCTGGGAAGTGGCACCAAGCGGTGATTGGGCCGACGATGCCGAGGTCGGGGCAGCCTATGGCCGGATATATATCGACCATTTGCGCTCGCTGCGTCCGACGCCGCTGCTCGGCCACGTGGTCCGCGATATGATCCGCGGTGGACGCTATACTGGCGTTGAGGCTGGCTTCATGTCGACGCTGTCGTTCGCAGCATCGAGCAAGTTCTCGCCGCAGCTGCTAGTTGCGCAGAACGACGCCGACGATGCGCAGCCCGACACTGCGGTCATCGGTGCGAATTGCGAGGTTGGCGCCGGGCCGGTGGGTCACGATCAAGTTCGCACCGACCAGAACGCGTAGTACCAAAATGTCACGGCCCTCGATCTTCACGAGGACGACGTCGCCGGTTTTGGCGGCCATCACTGCCTGCGGCGACTCGTCAATGGTGACGATTTGACCAGGCAGGATGCCGCTGTCGACGACGGCTGAGCCGATCACTCGGTAGATCCGCAGGCCCTTGCCGGCAATCGCCGCGCTGATCGAAGAAAGCCCTTCGAATTCAGCAGGTTGAACCTCGTCGGCGAACTCCGCCAGCACCGCGTTAGCAATCAAATCTGCCGGCGCGCAAGACAGGGCTTCAGCTATCCTCTGCATCATTTTCACCGACAATCCGCGCTCGCCCCGCTCGAGGCGACCGACCTGGGTTTCAGACACACCAACCAATTTGGCCAGCTGTGCCCGTGAAATGCCCAGTGCTTCGCGGATTTCTTGGATTCGGTTCATGCTTGACCGATAACCCGCGACTTGGGCGTGGCAAATGCGCATTTTGTGACGCCACTGCACCACTCAGGTATGAACGGCCTTGACTAAACCGTACCGGATAGGTACATAGCATGACACTTGCCGTCAAGCTGACTCCAAGGATTCCGCCTTGGGATAATTTCGGCACCGAGCGAAGTTGGGACTAGGGACGTGCTGCTGACATACCGCTATCGGCTGAAGGACGGGAGCCGTGCCCGGAAGCGCGAGTTGCGCCGGATGGCGCGCGCCGTCAACATGGTTTGGAACTACGCCAACGAGGCCCAGCTTCACGCACTCAAGCACAACAAAAAATGGCCGCGGGCTTTCGATCTGAACAACCTCGTCGCTGGCTCGTCGAGGTTGCTCGGTCTTCATTCCCACACGATCCAAGCCGTGTGCGAGAAGTACGCCGCGAGCAGAGAAGCGAAGCGCAAGAGATCGCTGAGGTGGCGTGGCAAACGCAGTCTTGGGTGGGTACCGTTCAAGGCGTCATGCATCAAGCATGATGGTGCTTGTTGGGTCTATTTCAAGCGGCGGTTCCCATGCTGGCTGCATCGTGACCTGCCCTCGGATGGCATCATCAAGTGCGGATCGTTCAACGAGGATTCTTGCGGCAACTGGTTCATCAGCGTCACGGTCGAACTGCCCGACGTCGAGCGCCGCAACGATGGCCAAGACATTGGCATCGATCTCGGTCTCAGGGACATCGCCACTCTCTCGACTGGCGAGAAGATAGAGAACCCGCGCCACCTGAGCAAGCTGGCCGCCAAACTGGCGCGCGCGCAGCGGGCGAGCAAGAAGATGTTAGCAGCGCGCACTCATCGCAAGATCGCGCGGGCTCGTGCTGATCACTTGCACAAGGTATCGCGCCAGATCGCCGACCGCGCCAGGTCCATCATCGTCGGTGACGTGTCGAGCGCGAAGCTTGTGAAGACAGATATGGCCAAGTCCGTCCTCGACGCGGGCTGGGCTTCGTTCAAAGGGATGCTCCGCTACAAATCGACCGCGCGCGGAGCATCTTTCATTTGTGCCGCTGAACACGGTACCACCCGAACGTGCTCGTGCTGCGGGGCAATTCCCGACAGCAGTCCGCAAGGTATGGGCGCGCTTGGAATAAGAGACTGGACCTGTTCAAGCTGCGGAGCGGTTCACGACCGCGACATAAATGCAGCCCGGAACATTCTCCGCCGTGGACTGACGGCGCTTTCGGAAGGAGCCCAAGCATGAAGAACGAGGAACAGAAGCCTCGGCCTTCAGGCCGCGGAGCAGTCACGGATCTGCAAGGCTGGCTGAAACTTACCAACACCTCCGTCCGGTCGTTCGCTGCCGCGGTTGGCGTCGATCAGGCGACGGTGCGCCGCTGGCTGAACGGCACGCGTAAGCCGTCACTGGCGACGCTGCAGCGCGTCGTGCGCGAGACCAAGGGCGAAGTTGGCATCGACGCGTTTGTCGTTGATCGGCACGCGGTTTTCGATGAGCGCCCGTCGGCGGCCTAGTGTTCACTATTTGTTCTGTCGTGTCCAGTGAATTCGTGTGTAGCGGTCTAGGGGTCGGTGAGATTGCCTAGCGAGCAACGTCCACGGCCTGATCCGCGGACTAGCGAGCAACGACATTCTCGATACGGCTGGCCCCTAGTCCGCTGCCCATGTGGTGGCCCTCCCGGACTCGGGCCGGCTTCGTAAGCGTCCGGCCGCCCTTTCATGGGTGGCTTTCTACCGCGGCAATTAGGGGATTGCGGCGTGGTGCGCGTTACGAATATCGGGGCACGTCATGCTGCAAGTGGTGAGGTCAAGCAACGCCATATCGTTCGATATTGGTCGGATCGTGGCGGCGTTGAAATCCTCGATGGCCTGGCCCGCATTCGACGGGTTCATCCCAGATTGGCGCCGGCAGCAGGAAGAGCGCGCCGCGGACATTGGCATCCGGTTGCCGACCTTCCTCTCCGATGCGCAGTTAGCCGCGCTCGAGGCGGCACCGGATTACGACGTCGACACCTATTTGCAGTCGATGCAGTCACCGGATGCCGCGGCAGCGGACTTTCTGGCCTGGATGCGGTCGACCGGACGCACCGGTCGCTACACAAGCGACGAGCTCGACGCGCTGTACGGCATCCACTGCCAAGAAACCAACCGTCCGCCGACGCCAAACAACGTGCTCAGGAAGCACATGCACGTGCCCGGCGTCCACCGCATGAAGGACGACGTGAAGCGGCACGGTCGCCGGTCGCGGCCGACAGTTTGGGTTATCGAGGAAACAGTTTCCAGCCGGAAACTCGCCGCATGAACCGTCGGGAAACCATCGCTGATCCGGTGCTTCGCGCCAGAGAGATACACCGCAAGGTGCTGCTCCCGAGGGTGTCGACGCTGCGTGATCTGCAGGTGGTTTTGGCGGGAGCTAAGGCGCGTCGCGTGTTCGAGAAGATGCGTCAAGGATTGGAACGACGACGGCAGAAATGAAGAAGCCCTGCTTGGCGGCAGGGCTTCTTTGAAACTCGGTTCCGCGGCGCTGGACACGCCCGAGACCACGAACGATGGAGGATCATCGCTAATGAACCAGCTACCACAACTCGCGACCAAACACAACACCACGGCAGTCGTCATTCACGGGCCGGGTGGGACGTGGTCGTTCCCGGTGACGGACGATAGTCCCGCCCATGAAGTGATCGACTTCGTTTCCGACATGGTCGACCAGGGTTTTCACGCCCGGCGCGACGGCG